CCACCAGGCGACACCGCCGCCGGAAATGCCGTAGTAGTCCAGAAAAGCGTTAACATGCCGCGTGGTTGTCGCGCTCTCTCCGTTCCAAAAGCGATGAAAACGGCCGTCTGCATCGATCATGCAAACGTCGGTTTCATAGCTCTTAAGGACCGCGCATCCGTCGCCGCGCTCTGTAACTGTTGCTTTCCCGTAAAAGCTTTTACGGCCGTCAATCGGTGCCAGGTTAAAAGTTTTCATAATAATTCCCCTTTTCAAATTTGTTTTCGGATAATAATACCCGTGAAAACAGCAGAACAGTGTTTAACCGCTCTGCCGCTTTAGCTGGTATTATCTGACATCCGGAAAAGCGCGGTAATAGTCCCGCTCCCACATATACCAGGCTCCGAAATAAAAGAAAGCTTTATCAATCGGACCGTCTACCATGTAAGCAACTCTATTCCCGATCACAACGCCCATTATGCTGCACTCTCTTCCGGTAACCACTTCACAGAACGGATATAATCACAGATTTCCGGATTATAGTCATTCTGCATGATATAGGCACATAGAGCAGAAACAACGTCGCTTTCTTCTCCGCCGTCCATGGCCGCGGTGATATCGTCGCCGATTCCGGAAAAAATGGTGCTGTATTCCATGCAATCCCGGTAAAATTTCGCAGGATCATAGGCCAGCGGTTTTAATTCCCCGGTAAACAGCTGCGCATGCGTATATCCCTGCGCTATCAGGCTGTCGTTTTCTTTTCTGTCAAGAATCAAATCAATGATCATCTTTTATTCCCCTTTTCAAATTTTACAGCTTGAACGGCTTTGAACGTTCCAGGGCTGCATTACAGCCGGATATAATTTCCGGCTGTCATCTGCATTTATGCTGCATTCAATCTCGCTTCTCTTTCCCGCTGCGCTTTCGCTTCCCGGTCCAGCTTTTTATATTTCTTTTCGAGCTCGTCCAGGTCCATTTTCTGAATTGTGCAGGATTCCCGTCCGATCTTGACATAATACGCGCTTGTGTTTCGCATATTGTTCAATACGGCATAGATCCATTCCGCATCATTTTCGCGCAGAAAATACGTCCCGGTTTCCCGTAATAACCAGATCCGGCCGGTCCCGGGCTCGTCTTCATGAACGTATTTCACGTCATAATCTGAAAAGTCAGAATAATAATGCTTGACTTCTCTTTTTGCTATACGTTCCATATGATCAAGAAGCTCCTGCCGGGTTTTATAAGCATAGATTTTTGACATTGTTCTTTCCCCTTTTCATATAGTCTTGACTCTGCATTTTCCCGGGCTTGTCACCGGCGGCGGCTGCATTAAGACAGGGCAGAAATATCATAATTCCTGCCCGGATGCGATCATATCGGAAATGGTAATCAGATACTTTCCGCGGATGGTTTCTTCCGTCTCGCCTGCTGCTATCGCCTGCGCGAATAAATAGCAGATTTCAAAAAGACGGCTTGCCAGGTCCATATTACCGGCCGCCATCGCATGATGCGCGCGCTCTGTATTGAGCTCGATATATTTCGCCATGATGTTATATTCCCCTTTTCAAGTAGTTTTTTCGGATTGCCTTGCATGGTATCCGTTAAAACGCGCAAGCCCAGGTGTAAAGGCTTGCGCGCTTTGGCTGGTATCATGCCGCGGTTTCGATCATGTCGCGATTGCTCAACAGCTGAATCATATCTTGCAGAACATCCGCGGGGATTTCCTGAACAAGCCAAGCATGGCCGTACTTGTACAGCTCGCCGGTATACTTCCGGCCGACGGATAAACCGGTATACGGAATTTCATACAAACCGCGCTCTTTCAGCATTTCGCAAACTGCAGAATAGTCGTATTTGTTCCCGGCTTTCTTCCATTCGTCTATAGCGTTTTCCTGTTCAGGCGTACCGGCGTGCATTCCGTTCAAGTGGTATTTCTTCCAGTATGCATGAATTTTGCGGAACGTCGCAGGATCGTCAAGCTCGCCGATATGCCGCGCGATGGTATCCAAGCATTGACCGCCGCATCTTTTTCCGATCATGGCGCTTGCAGTGAATTCGTAATAAACCGGCGTTTTCTCTCCGGTATATACGCGCTGTCCGTTTTCCATCCGAAAAACATCGTCACCGCCGCGCTTTTTCAGTTCGACATTGACAGTCACAGGATAGCGCTTTCCGGTACCGTTATAGTTGATTTTCCCGAAATTGAAAGTTTTTTTCATGATATTTTTCCCCTTTTCTTTTTAGTCAGCTCTTCCCGGCTTTGGACGGGCAACGGCTGCATTACAAGCGGGATTTTTTCCCGCTTGCCATCTGCATTTTATGCAAGCATCGGATCGGGACAGAAAGCATTAACTTTTTCGCTGCCGTATCTGGTACGAATCCAGGTCATTGACATGGCTTTCCGCTTGAACGGGACGCCGGTCACAGCATCGGCCGGACGGTAATACCATTTACTTTTGTTTTTTGACCACTTGCAACCGGCTGTTTTCAGCGTTTCGCGGTGATTATAGGTGTTTCCGGATATCCACAACCAGCTGCCGCAAATTTCAATTTGCAAGCCGTCGCAGTTGTGCAGCTTTTCCAGAATCTCTATAAAATCGCGGGCGCTTTCGTTTACCTTGTGCGCGTCGTCTGCCGTTGAATTATGCGCGTTTTTGAGACGTTCAAACATCGTTTCATATTCCGCGTTTAATACTTTCATTTCGGCATCTGTCCCGCCACAATCAGGGTGCAGGCGCTTTGTCCAGGCTCTATATGCTTTCTTCAGCTCTTCCAGGCTGCCGCAATTGTTAAGATATTTCATGTTCTTTTCCCCTTTTCTTTTTTCGGTTTCCCGTGACCGTGACCGCGGTTTCGGCCGGTAACCATCCGGCCATCATCAGACGGGCTCAAAATTGCAGAATATCCGTTTTTATGAATCTGTCGAATGTCGCGACGGCTTCCGGATAATCATAATTGATACCGGAAAAGAAATAATATTTCATGATCACGTCAACAATCGCCTCATATACCGGCCAGGGATATTTTCCGGCGGCCGGAATCATACGGATTAACGATTGCCTGATTTTTACGCTGTTCATTTTCTTTCCCCTTTTTATTTTGTTTTAGAATGCTTTCGGCATTCATACGGCAGCAGGCTTTTTATTTCCTGCCGTCGTATCACTGCCGAAACAGTGATAAACCGTCTCGTGGTTTTCCGTCTCTTCTCTGTAGGATTCCTATTTGATTCTGTCGGCGCGGGCCCTGACTCAGATTTAGAAATAACCGTTGTTTATGCGCGCCCGGGTGAGTTCTCTCGCGACATCTTGCGCGCCTGTTAGACAGGAAACAGGGGAAAAGCCTGCAAGCCTCTAAGAGTTTTTGAAAAGCCTGTATAGCCGCCTCACCAGGCTTTGCATGATAATTTGTTTTTATAGGGTATATCATGCAATCCCCTATTGGATTTTTTAGCGTTACCTGCTTTCGGCCGTCCGTATACGTTCCGGATATATACGCGCCTTTATCGCTTGCCAGGCTTCCGGAGACTGCGAAAAAATAAGGACCGATATACGCGGCCGATTTTACAGGGTCCATACCGGCCGCGCGCGTGGATAGTTTGAAAAGGTGAAAAAGGGTAAATCATGCCCAGGCTATCAATACTCGCGCGGCGTGCCACATAATTGATCAACGGACTACCATTGGACAGGTCACAACGGTCAATGTCAACGTCTCAAGTTTTGCTCGCTTCCGGCGCTTTTTCGCTGCCTGCGATGTTCAATTTTCAAGGTGCCTTGCTTTTGACTGTCTGAATAATACCATACGTTAAACGTAATTTCAAGTATTATTTTTACGTTTAACGTACTTTTGGCAGCTTGCACAAATTAACCCGCCTGATTTTGTGCAATTTGTCGGGGTGCATTTTCGTGCGTTCCTGGACCGTTTCCGGCCGTGCCGCGTGTCGCGCGTTTTAAGCGGTCATAGTGCGTTTTTACGGTCAGGGTGGTATCTTTGTATTCCTGGACATGAAAACGCCGTCACGGGCTTGTAAACGCATCCTGCCGCGTGCGGTCTTTTTGCGCGCGCTGTTCGGCCGCGTGCATTTTTCTGAGCGCGCTGCTTTTCCCCGTGTTCCCTGAGCAGTCCCGCCGGAGACGGCCGCCGGTTCTTTCCTGAGCAGCTGCCGACGGTATTCTTTTCCCTGTTCAGATTCTCCGGAACCGTCCCGCCGGATCTGTCCAGCTTTTCCGGATACATCCGGAAACGGCCGTCCAGCTTTTTCGGCCGGAACCGTCCCGCACGTCGGCAGCGGGCAAGGGTGATCAGGGGTGGAATTGAGTAACAGCGTTAAATATCTTGACACGTCAACTTTTCCAGGGTCCCGGCGGGTTTTCTGGTATGATTTTTTTCGGCAGCGGGACCGTGGCCTTGACTTTTTTGGCGTGATCATGCCGCGGCAGCCTGGACAGCATCCGGCGGGTTTTCTGGTGCCTGTAATTGACAAAAAATGGTAGATTTTTCGGTGAACGTCGTATAATATTTATTATGCGAAATTCGAGTCTTTATTTTACGGACAAATTTTATGATCTGTCTTTATTTTACGGACGTTTTCCCGGTGTCCGCGTTTCCTGGACACTTTCGGCGGCCGCGGCAGGTCATGCCCGGCGGGGGAATATGGCACCATCTCCGGCGGCCGGGTTACCCCCGCAAGCACCCGAAAGGCAAAAAATCCCCCTCCCTGGGCTGGTCTGGTCTGGTCCTGGCTTGGCGGGAATCGGAGGGTTCACCGGTCAGGGAGAAAGGGGACTGGGCTGGATGGTTCTGGATGGAGCTCGGCGGTGGCGGACGGGATGATCTGGAAGATCTGGATGGTTCGGATCGGTGATGGGCTGGACTGGTTTTGTGGTCGGTTTTGGGAAGGTCGGGAGGTCGGCAAAAATAAGGGGTGGAACAGTGTGTTCCGGAACAGGCTGGAGAGTGTTCCGGTATCGTTCCGGATCACTGTTCCGGCCGGAACCCCCTTACTTATTACTCTTTTCCCCTTATAGGAACATAGGAACAGTAAAAGGGGTAAAAGAGGGAGAGTAGCTATTAGAGGGGGGTGGGATAACGATGAGAGAGATAGGGAAAAACTGTTCGTTCCGTTCCGGTGATTTTCAATTTTGAACTTTCAGCGCACGAAACAAGGCGATTGCAGAAAAATAGACGCTAAATCATAACGTTTTATAGGCTCTGGAGAGTAACAGTACCGGAACAGTGCGTTGCGGCCTGACGGGCGGCATCTTCAGCATGACCGGGGAATGGCCGCTGATATTTGACGAGCAAGGGGCTTTATGATAGAATCCCAGTGAAAGTATTTAAAAAAACCGGGCTAAAATTCGAATACCCGGTTTCAAAATGCGAGGTTCTTAAAAATTTTCCGGAAAACAAAAAGGCCCTCCCGCGCGGCATGACGGAAGGTGCCTGATCACAGAGAGGCGCAGTCCGGGCGGATGGGCGCGACAGTCTGAGCAGACTATCCTACGATGAAGGGATGGTCTGCTTTTTTATGACGGACTACGAGAAGATGGCGCGGAAGCTGATTGCGATGAAGGAACCGCAGGCTTTGGAGGACGCGCTGGAGCTCTGCAGGGCGCTGGAGAGAAAGGACAGCGTTCACGTCTCCGGACGGAGCGGGGATGAGGTCGTGCTTGACCAGAACAACTTTCAGACGGCGCACGCACTGGCGAGGAAGATCAGGACGGCGGCGAATCTGCTTCAGAAGTCCGGCGGCGGACAGCGGATGCTGGACCTGTACTTTGACTGCCATCTGTTCGACGCGCCGCACTGGTTCGACAGCTTTTGCATCTACGTCGAGAGGGACCGGGAACCGAGCAAGAAATTCTACGTCCCGCGCAGAAAGCAGCTGCTCCCCTGTGTGGAAGCCATGCAGGATCTCGAAGACGGGAATCTGGAATTGCTGTGCATTTCCGAACCGCCCGGTGTCGGGAAGACAACGCTGGCCGAGTTCTTCCTTGCCTGGGAGTGCGGGAAGCACCCGGAGCTTGCCAACCTGATCGGATCGCACAACAACGCTTTTCTGAACGGCATGTACGGAGAAATGCTGAGGATTATGTACCGGGGCGGCGAATACCGCTGGGGCGACGTGTTTCCGAAGCTGAAGGTCATCAACACGAACGCGCGCAACATGATGATCGACGTAGGGCGTGACCGGACCGAGGGAAAGCGCTTCATGACGCTGGAATTCTCTTCCATCGGCAGCGGCAACGCCGGTAAGGTCCGCGCACAGAATTTGCTGTATTGCGATGACCTTGTGGATGGGATCGAAACGGCGATGAGCAAGGATCGGCTGGACAAGCTGTGGCAGCAGTATTACACGGATCTGCGGCAGAGGAAGATCGGTGACCGATGCAAGGAGCTGCACATTGCGACCCGGTGGAGCCTGTACGATGTGATCGGCCGACTGGAGCAGGAATACGAGGACGACCCGAAGGCAAAGTTCATCCGATTCTCGGCGCTGGATGAGAACGACGAGAGCAACTTCGAATATCCGTTCGGACTTGGCTACACGACGAAAGCTCTGCACGACCAGCGTGACATCATGGATGACGCCAGCTGGAGAGCCCTATATTGCAACGAGCCGATCGAGAGAGACGGAAGACTCTACGATCCGGAGGAAATGCGGCGGTATTCCACGCTGCCGGAACGGGAGCCTGACACCATCATCGCCATCTGCGACACCAAAGAACAGGGAAACGACTATGCGGTCATGCCGGTGGTCTACCAGTACGGCGGAGACTATTACATCGAGGACTTTGTATGCTACAACGGCAAGGTGGAAGTCATCGAGGACCTGATTGTGGAAATGCTGCTGAAGCACAAGGTAAAGCTGTGCCAGGTTGAATCCAACCGCGGCGGCATGATGTTCGCACAGAACCTTGCCAACCGGATCAAAGCGTCCGGAGGCGGGACGAACATCACAACAAAATGGACCCAGAGCAACAAGGAAACCAGAATCATCATCAACGCGGTATGGGTCAAGAAGCACTGCCTGTTCAAGTATGAGAACGACTACCGGGGCAACAAGGAATACCGGACGGCCATGAAC